CAGAGCCTATTGCAACATTACCGCCAGAGTTTAAAGTATATCCAGCATGGAATCCAATTAATGTATTGTCTGTCCCAGTAGTATTTGTATAGCCAGCACCTTTACCAAAGCAAGCAACTTGATTTCCAGTCGTATTGCTAAACCCCGCTTGAAAACCCACTGCCACATTGTTAGATGCCGTGGTGTTTGCTTTTAATGCTTCGTAACCAATGGATATATTCTGACTGCCCGTAGTATTAAAGTAAGAAGCAGTTGGCCCTAAAGCCACATTTAAAGTTCCTGTGGTGTTGCTGTATAAAGATTGATGTCCAAATGCCGCATTAGATGCGCCCGTTGTAGTGCTATACATCGATAAATATCCCACGGCTGTGTTGTTGTCAGCAGTATTGGATAAAAGTGCTGTATACCCCATGGCAGTATTGTTAGAGCCAGAAATATTTGCAAATAATGCCTGTCTACCTACGGCTGTGTTTTGTGAGCCAGTCGTGTTCGATTGCATAGCAATTCTACCGACAGCCGTGTTGTAAGAACCAGTTGTCAAAGCAGTTAATGCAGTTTGACCAATGCCCGTGTTTTCAGTTCCAGTAGCCGTAGCCGCCAAAGCACTAGCACCAACAGCCGTGTTAGTAGCAACCTCACCACCACCACGACCTACAGTCATGCCGTCTACTGATGCTGATGTGCCTGATGCTGTTACTGGGCTTATGCCAGTTGTTCCGTCAATAATTACAGTCATGTTCTACTCTCCAGTGCCACAACTCTGGCGGTTAGTGCGTTGATTGTTTCGGCTTGTGTGTCGTTTATTGCTTTTAAGTCTTTTATAGCGTTAACCATGTACCAAGTCAGATTGTCAGGGTCTACCGACAAAACACCAGTTGATTCTGCTTTCACACAGTCTGGTAGAACGGCTTGGAGTTCTTGGGCTATTACACCTAACTGAACGCCTGTGTTTGGTACAGCATCCGCTGGTTTTAATTCTGGGTCAACTTCTTCTGGTAAACGATACTCAAAGTTGCGAACTTGAATAGCCGTAATTTTGTTTAAACCATCACTGTTATTAACAATATTCTTTTTAAGCCTTCTATCAGAAGTTGTAGACCATGAAGCGGAGTTATTGCCTTGGAATACGCCACTGCCATTAGGATTGATAAAGCCAGTTTGAGAACCTTTTCCAGTAGTCAAGTAGCCTATAACAATCTCATTGTTGTTAGTTGCGCCTGAACCTCTTACACCACCGCCAATATAAATATTTGCATCGCCAGTAGTAGCATTAACACTTAAAGCACCAGCCTGAGAACCAATCATTACATTGGAATTACCAGTTGTGTTGTAGTACCCCGCTTGTACGCCTATAAAAGTATTTGTGGTTGAAGTGGTTGAACTATATCCCGCTTGATAACCTACTGCTGTGTTGCTACCACCACTTGTTAAATTATAAAAAGTTTGATAGCCTACAGCAGTATTGTTTGCACTTGATGTTAGACCTACGCCACCAGAAGCATTACTCATAGAGTCCATGCCAATAGCAGTGTTGTAATTAGATGTGATACCCCAACCAGCCCTATAGCCTAATGCTGAATTACCAGTTCCTGTAATATTGTATTGAAGCCCACCATACCCCACGGCTGTGTTGTTAGAGGCTGTGGTGTTGACGTTAAGTGCTTCTGCCCCAACCGCCACATTATAAGCACCCGTGGTGTTTGCATACAAAGCCGCTCTACCTACGGCAGTTTGAGCAAAACCAGTAGTATTTGATATAAGTGCTTGATAGCCCACGCCAACATTACCGCCATTACTCGTATGATTTGCTAAAACACTTACACCAACAGCCGTGTTGTTAGCAACAGCACCACCGCCTTTACCTACTGTTAGACCTGAGATGGTTGCGTCACCAGATATTGTTGGAGTTGTTATCGTAGGGCTAGTTCCCAATACATTAGCACCCGTACCTGTAGAAGTTGTTACTCCTGAACCCCCAGAAGCAACAGGAAGAGCATTGGTCAACGTAACAACTTGAGATGCGCTGATGCTCAGTGCTGTAGTACCAGCCGTTTGAAGAGCAAGTACGCCCGAAGTATCGGCAGTCGTAACCACCCCTGCGGAAGTTGAAGCATTTATTGAGGCTACCATGTCTTATCCTTTCAGAGCCGCAAGTTCGGCTTTTACTGTATCTAGTTCGGCTTTGAGGTCTTTAATAGCGTTAATCATGTACCAAGTCAGCTTATCCGAATCTACTGATATAACACCAGTAGATTCTGTTTTTACGCAATCTGGAAATACTTCTTGTATTTCTTGGGCAATGACTCCCAACTGAACGCCTTTGTTTGGAATAGCGCAACTTGGGTCAAATTCTGTAATTTCTTCTGGCAAACGATATTCAAAATTACGCACCCGAAGTTGACTTATTTTTTCTAAGCCATCGGTGTTATCAACAATATTCTTTTTAAGTCTGCGGTCAGATACTTGTGACCAAGCACCAGAGTTATTTCCTTGGTATACACCACCACCATTAGCATTTATGAAGCCCGTAGTGCTACCTTTACCAGTTGTGTTCAAAGTAGCAATAACCATTTCATAAGTTACTGATGCAGAACTACAAGAAGCATTTACGCCAACATACACATTTTGTCCACCAGTAGTAAGCGTATTTGTGTATGTTCCTGCGCCTGTTCCAACCAATACATTGTTATTTCCCGTTGTAATTCCAGAGCCACAATTTTGACCTAGAACTGTATTACTTGCGCCAGTAGTTAAGTTGTATCCCGCAGATTGACCTAATGCCGCATTATTTGTACCCGATGTGTTTAAATATCCTGCATTACCGCCAATAAATGTGTTGGCAGACGCAGTATTGCTATATCCAGCCTGATAACCTACTGCTGTGCTGTTAGCGCCTGTGGTGTTTGATAAAAGTGCTTGGTCACCAAGTGCTGTATTAAACTGTCCCGTGGTATTTGATTTTAAAGACCACAAACCAAAAGCAGCATTGCTTGTTCCAGTAGTAGTGGCAAGCATAGATTGATACCCAGTTGCGGTATTTCCTGATACTGCATTTGCGTATAGTGATTGATAACCTACTGCTGTGTTGAAAGAAAATGTGGTGTTGGCGTAGAGGGCATCTTTACCAATGGCTGTATTGTTTCCGCCTGTCGTGCTTGCTTGAAGTGCTGATACGCCAACAGCAGTATTGTTGCTCCCAGTAGTATTAGTTTGTAATGCCGCACTTGCTGATTCATTATTTCCACCTACTGCAACATTAGAATCACCAGTAGTATTTGAGTACAAAGCATAAGCACCAACAGCAGTAATGTGTCCAGTTGTGGTAGCCGAACCAGCAACATAACCTATTGCAGTATTACGACCTACTGTTGTGCTAACCGACAAAGCACTACCGCCTATTGCCGTATTATTAGTACCCGTACTATTTAACGCCAAAGCGCCAGCGCCCACAACCGTATTACTAGCAACAGAGCCACCGCCTTCCCCTACTGTTAGACCATTGATAGATGCGTCAGATGTTGTGGTAATGGTGGTAATTGTTCCACCACCTACTGCCATCGTGCCGCTTGTAGACGGCAAAGTCACAGTCACCGTACCCGCTACCGCAGGTGCAGATAGGGTTACTGCCCCAGATGTATCGCCATTAACAACAATGCTTGCCATAATTTTTCCTTAAACGACTACCCAGCGTGAGCCAGATGAAACTGTTACAGCCTGACCACTCGCCACGGTGACGGGGCCAGATGACATGGCACTATACCCAACGGCAATCGTGTAGCTTGTTGCAACTGTTTGGCTATTGACCACAATACCATTCAATGCAACAGGAACTGACGCTTGCAACTCACCCGTGCTCGGCTTGTACAACAGCTTGGCGTTGCTGGTATTTAATGTTGATGCTGTACCGCTTGTAGCAGTCGCAAACAGCGGGAAAAGGTTGCTTGCAGTCGAGGTGTCGTTGCTCAGTGCCGCACCGCCCACAGATGCCCATGCAGTGCCGTTGTAGCCTTCAAACTCTACAGTTGTAGTGTTAAAGCGAAGCATTCCACTTGCTGGAGTTGGTCGCTGTCCTGTCGTTCCCTTGCTGATGCTTAACGCACCAGTCGATGAGAATGTTGAGTCTAGAGTCGCTGTTAAAGCGCCCGTTACAGCCGCCGTGCCTGTTATAGCCAGAGCCGTGCCTGACCATGTCAGATTAGCCGAGCCGCCTAGAACACCTGAGTTATTGAACTGAACCTGAGTATTTGACCCAGCCGCATTAGCAATCGTTGAGCCTATTTTGATGAAATCTACGCCGTTCCATGAACAGACCGCAGACTCGCCCGCAATAATCGTCACACCCGTTGTCGGCCCAACACCTACCAACTTAATAGACTGGGTGCTTCCTGTCTTGTTGATAACGACATAGGCCTTGGACTGCGCTGGCGCTGTAATAGTCCTTGTAACTGTCCCGCTTGCCGTCCACAGGATAATCGCCTGTCGGGCCTGGTTCGCAGCCCCAGTAGTCGTTGTCAGGGTTACATCCGCATCGGAACTAAGTGTGGTAGTACCGGCTACGGCCGTGTCTAAAAGGCCAGTAATCTGGTCGTTGACTGCTGTTCCCCAAGTATTGGCTTCCGTTCCTGTAACGGGTTGGGCTAGGCCAAGAAGGGTGGTGTAATTGATTGTCATCTTGTTTTCCTCATGCCGCTATGCGCGTCCATACATTTGTTTGTGCGTCATTAACTTGGACCCAATTAGAAGACTGCGAATCATTGACATTTTGCCAGTTAACTGATTGACTGTCATCCACAACTGTCCAAACCAAGAGGCTACCAACCTGGCCCACCCCTTGTACGCCTGTGACGTTAACTTCAACGCCAATCCCAACCAATACTGTTCCAACACTACCCGTGGCCAAAAGGCCCGTAACTGGAACATTTGTTGTAACTTCAACTTGAGGAGTGCCGACCTGGCCAGTTCCTTGAACGCCTGTAAGGGATACCGCAGCATCCCCAGTAGACGTAACCGATCCAATCTCTCCCGTTGCCTGCACCCCAGTAGCGAAGACGTCAGCATTTGCGGCAACTGTGGTCGCCCCGACAAAGCCTGTTGCCGATACTCCCGTGAGCACCACATTTGCGGAGGTGTTGATAACAACTGTTCCGACCTGGCCTGTTCCAAACACTCCCGTGAGCGATACATTGGCGTCGCCCGTGACTGTTGCTGCCCCGACAAAGCCTGTTGCCGATACCCCTGTAAGGAATACATCGGCACCTGCCTGGGCAGTGACTGAGCCAACTTGGCCCGTGCCAGACACCCCTGTGAGACTGACGTTAGCTGTACCCGTAACAGTGGCTGTACCAACTGACCCTGTAGCCTGTAGCCCAGTAACGGAGACATCGGCCCCCGCTTCGACGCTGACCGATCCAATCTGCCCTGTTGCAGAGACGCCTGTGACATTGACATTGGCATCTGCCGCTGCTGTGACCGATCCGACCTGCCCTGTTGCAAACAGCGTGACCGCACCCTCGCCCCACGGGGCTTCACCCCAGGCTTGACTACCAAATCCGCCAAGTGCAATCCGTACATCAGCCACTTACGCCTCTTAGGCGATACGAAGTATCGCGTTTGTTGAGTCGTTGGTAGGGAAGATAATGGTGAAAGTGCCCGATGTGGAGGTTTTTGCACCACCGAAATCCAAGATAAACACCGAAGGGTCTCCTGCGGCAGTATCGTTGTAAATCATTGCTCCAAAGGCCGTGATCGTGGCACTTGTGAATGACAAATCAGCAAAATCCGTAAACGCAGTGGTCGAAGTAGAAGTTGGGGTTACGTTTGTCAACGCACCACCACCCGCAGAATACGAACCCGATGCAGCCACTTCATTAGTAGCTGTGTACGCTGTTGTTGCCGCCGTAAAAGAGGCACTGTTATCGTATAAAGCCAACTTAAAAGTGTTTCCGGTGCTGGTTGTAAAGTTGTGCACAGCTCTCATCAGTTCCACTTTGAAACTGGTGCACATGAAGTTTCCTGAAAATGCCATTTTTAATCTCCTAACAAATGAACGAGGTTGGAATACCCTGCTTCGTGCAGGCGAATTGCGATAGTTGCTCTATCCTGATTTACCGCTTCTTCAAGATAGGTCTTAATTACGGAGCGCACAGCACTGCGAAAAGCAATAGCCTGGTCTCGAATCGCCGGATGGGACTCACTTCCAATGTAAAGAATCTTCTCAATAGCCCGATCGGCCAACTCGTCAGGAGTCCAGCCACGTCCATTGGTAGTGACAACATCTATTCCACCCAGCAATACAGAAGATTGACTGCCTATCATGGTCCTGGTGACTCCGATTTAAGTTGAATACGTACCATGCCATCACGATACTCATCACGACGGCGACGGCCTTGCTGTTCAATACCGAGCCCTTGAAGAGCCTGCTTGTAACTTGCGTCAAAAGTAGCCATCATGTCCGGCGGCCCCTTAGTGTAGCTATACGCCTGGATTAAACAAGCGTAAAACAACGCTTCAGGAGCGTTTGTGCTAATCCACGTTGTAGTATTCGTGGAAGAAAGCTGAGGAGGACGATAGATATAGCCAAGTTCAACCGCTAAAGCAGAACTTGGAGTGGGCGCAATGTAGAAAGTGTTTTCATCCCACACAGAATAGTATTTTGGAATCCCTGTCGTAGCCCCATTAGGCCAATACTCTTTCATAAAAGAAGTATCTCGAAAATCTAAGAAAATTTGAGTTGTTCCCGACGTAACTATGAGGTATCTATGGGTCAAGATATCACTAGGGGCAGACAAAAACTTGTTGTTAGCCGTTAAATTAGCTGTCACTTCAAGCTTAAAGACATCTAAGTCAATGTCGCGCAAAATACGGTTTTCTGCAAAAGTGATAAAAACGTTTATCACCGCGTCAGTAAAGACGTTTGCCCCTACCTCTGTGTAGTTACGTATGTTTGTTACAAGTTCGCTATACGTCATGAAATCACCACCGTTACAGAACCCACAACGCCTTGAGCAATCAAAGCCTTGTCTTGAATGTATGGACGCATGTCGTTGGTGTTTCTAACTGTTCCAAAGCTTTGAAATGCAGTAAAACCAGGCGCACCAACAAACACTGATACAGGCTCGATTCTATCTGGCCGCGGCTCATAAAGGGCAATTGCATCGCCCTTATATTTCAAAGGCTCAAGTTGAGGCTCTTTGGGCTCGTAATCATCCGGGCATACCTTAAAGCCTCGCCAGTTCTTACGAAGTACGTTGTAGTCGTATCTCTGTCCGCAATAGTCGCACAGGCCATACGAGAATTTACCTGTTGCATAAGCCATCTGTTAATACCCCACATCAGGAACAAAATTAACACTGGCCGTGTCCCTGTCCTCCATCGCAGCGCGAAGAAAGTCCTCTTCATACATTGCCTTCAATGCGCCCGTGCGCTCAGGGGAGTACTTGAGAGAGAGGTAGTACGCTAGTCCTGAAGTCAGGCATGGCAAAAATCTAAAGTTAACGTCCGCCGTGTTGGTATATGCACCAGCATCTTCTATACGACGAATTCTGTAATAGACAAAAGTGTAGTTTTGATTCGCCGCAGGGTAGAAAAACACCTTTGGCACGTTCGTTCTCTGTACATAGTACTGAGCAGGACGCGCTTGAGATGTCTTATCCGGAATATTCAAATACTCAGAGCGACTGATGCGATCAATCGTGATGTCCGTCGAAACCCCCTGAGAAGGGTCTCGTATAACAGCAGACAAAACGTTAACGGTATCTGTAGCCAACGATATCTCATTGTTGCCCTGAACCAATGCATACGTAGCCTGCTCAATGGTCCAAAGATTAAGTCCCCTGTTTGCCCAATCCAGAAACAACAAATTCAAAGAGCGACGCGCAGACTTTAACTGGTAGCCATTTGTGCCACGTATCCCGCAGCGCTCAAATGATTCCTCAATTAAGTCGTCAATCGACAGATCAAAAATAGTTGTACCGGAAGTTGTCATTCTTTGTATAAGTTATTAAAAGTTACTTCTGGATTCATATATGTATCATCTTGTTCCGCACAATGAATCCATTGACTAGGCTTGAAATCAGGAGCACCTTTGCCCGTTTGCCAAAACGCAGGACTTGTCGCTCTAACACGATTATTCGGCAAAGCCACAATGTTCCCCGTCCACTTTCCAGCATCAGTCAAAATCAACACGTGGCTTTGTTTGTGTTGAGCAGGACAATCGGCAACTTCACTTTCCGAATAATCTACCGTAAACAAGTAACGACCAGTGTGAAACTCTCCGTCTATCTTACATAGCCAGGGACTAGGACTAGTGCGCTCAAACTTGATAACAGTATGATGATGCGAAGGACAATCCCAAGGCTGCACTAAAGGAGTAGGCATTCTCTCAGGCCACTCTTTCAAAGGAATATCCCCCACTAAAGCTGTAATTGGCATCCTTGCCCACATAGCCCCTCCATGCACATTCTCAGAACCATCATTGTCACTCTCACAGCCCGTAAAAACAAGCTGAAAACTTAAACAACGGTCCGGCATGGTGGTCACCGCTACAGCTAAAGCATGCAGATACTCCCCGTGGTATCCCTGGTGCATGTTCGTAAACTCACGCCTCACCCAACACTTAAAGTACGGGATGTTGCTAATGAGATACGACATTAACGCCCTTTTCCACCGCTGGCGCTTCCTTTTTTCTTCATCGCTACACCGCCCGCAGCATAGCCCTTGGACATCATGCCTCCGGCCGCATAGCCTTTGGACATCATGCCACCGCCCATCTTGCCAACAGGCTTGCCCATTGCCATGCGCTTGTGTTCATTGGTGTTGCCCTTGTTGGCCATACCCCCTTTAGCCATCATAGGAATACCAGTAGATGTGCTGGTTTCAGAGACCATCTTGTTTTTTGGGCCGCTCTCAACAGCACCACCACCGCGCGTAGCGGCACCCATTCCACGTCCAGCCATGTTATTTCCCCTTTTTCATTGCGCGGCCCTTGACGTCGGCCGTTTTACGTCCTACAGCGCGACCCATTTTGTCGCCCATAGCAGAATCTTTCATCATCTTGCCGTCCGGCATCTTGTGCATGCCTGCCGCGCCGCCCTTTTTCATCTTACCTATTCCGTCGGCCGCGAAAGCCGGCACTTTTTTGCCGCCCTTCATAACCATTTTTAATTTAGATGTTGCCATTACTACTCCTTACTTTGCTTGTTGAATAAGTTGGTCAATTTTTGCTTCAAGGCGATTGAAGCGTTGGTCAATGTGGTCAGTAATTCTTTGAACTTCTGCTTGAGTAACGTAATCACGTGCTACCTCCTCGCGTGTTTTGTTTAATAGGATGTCTAGCCGTTTGAGCTCGTCAAATTTTTCACGAATGAAGAACCACAATCCGCCAATTGCGGCGGATAAAACGGCAGACCAGATCAAATTAATGTCCATTAGCATTTCCATCTTGCTAGGGCCGCCGCCTTACGGGTAGGCTTGCCTTTTTCATCTTTCATTGGCCCCGGCATACCGGACATCCGAGCGCAAAAAGACTTCTTGCGCGCGCCGCCCTTAGGCTGGGGGGCTTTCAAA